AAGGCCGCGGTGGAACTAAAACCTATAAGGTTTGTATTCCGGGAATGTCCATGCTTTCAATCAAGGCTTCATCTGTTCAGGATGCCATTAAGAAGGCCGCTGGAACTTGGACGGGTGAAATTCAGGTTGATGGGAAAACCTATTATGTTTCCAAGGGTGTTATCACTCAAAAACCCGCAAAGAAAACAAGTGTTCCATCAACTGTGAAAAAAGCTGTTCAAAAGGTTGCTTCAACCGTTTCTTCCGGGATCAAAAAAGTAACTTCCGCAATCACAAGCGTTGTGAAAAAAATAACATCTGCTGTTAGAAAGCCAACAACTGTTGTCAAACCCGCGCAAAAGAGTTTAGGCAGAACAATGCGATTAACCAAGTAATGAAAGGGGGGTGCTTTCCGTTGGCAACTGTTCACGTTTCTGAAAATGTGCTTGCTTCCGATTTGAAATTGAATGTGAAAATTGAGATTCAAAACGGGAAAAAAGGTTTCTTCCCTGAAATTGTGGATTCCGTCACTTGGGCAACTGAACGGAAAGATACCCCCGGCAAATTGATTTTTTCGGTGCTATGGGATAGCAAATTGGATATTGAGGAAGGCAACCCCGTAAAGCTGACCGTGAAGGGAACGGTTGTGTTTTACGGGTTCATTTTTACCTTTTCTCATACCAAATCCACGGTGGTTCAAATAACCGCTTACGATCAAATTAGATATTTGCTGAACAAAGACACCTATAGCTTCAAAAGATCAACTGCGCGGGGAATCGTGAAGCAAATAGCGGAAGATTATGGGATCAGAACCGGGGAACTTGAAGAAACAGAATATATCATCCCGGCGCGGGTGCTGGATAATAAAACCCTGCTGGATATGATACAAGATTCCTTGGAAATTACCCTGACCAATAATAAAAAGCTGTTTTGCCTTTATGATGATGCCGGGGAATTATGCCTTTCCAATGTGTCAAGGCTGAAGGTTGGGCTTATGATTGATGCGGAATCCGCTGAAAATTTCAATTATAGTTCAACCATTGATAGCGGTGTTTATAACGTTATCAAATTGGCCTATGAAAAGGATGATGAAATCAAAAAAATCTATGTGAAGAAGGATTCCGCAAATCTGAAAAAATGGGGTACATTGCAATACTTTGAAAAGATAACCGATGATTCCAACGCGAATAATAAGGCAAGCACACTTTTGAACCTATATAACACCAAGAATAAATCCCTAACCGTTTCCGGGGTTGTTGGTGATCTTAGAGTTCGGGCGGGATGTATGCTAATGGTGAAGCTGAAATTGCATGATATAAGCCTTTCAAATTGGATGTTGGTTGAAACGTGTACCCATACATTTGAAAACAATAGGCACACAATGACCCTGAAATTAAGAGGGGGTGAATTTGTTGGGTGATTTAGTCGGAGCGATAAAGAAGGCGGCTTTGCAAGCCTTTGAAAATTCTGATCCTTCAACGTGGATGCTTGGGGAAGTTGTCAATGATGATCCCTTGGAAATTCAGGTTGAACAGCGCTTAACCCTTGATGAAGATAATCTGATCCTAACCCGCAATGTTACGGATTATATGACCTTTGCAAGTTTCAACATGGAAACGAAAAGCGCGGATGGACACAAACACTCAATAACCGGGAAATACCCAATATCAATTCACAATTCCCTTCAGGAAGGTGATTTGGTGCTTTTGATCCGGCAACAGGGTGGACAAAAATTCATTGTTATAGATAGGGTGGTGTATTCATAATGCCTTTGACACCTGAAGTTGAAGATAACGTGTTGGAAGAAGAATATGAATTAACAACCTATCCAACCAAGACCTATTACATGAATTTGGAAGAAGCGCGGATCAGGGGATTTGCAGATGGCTTGGAATCAATACGCCAAGTTATTTTCCTTGTGTTGAACACAGAAAGATCAACCTATTTGGCTTTTTCTGATAATTATGGGGTGGAATTGGCTGATTTGGTTGGTATGCCCATTTCATTTGTTATGGCTGAAGCAGAAAGGCGAATAACTGAAGCCCTAACATGGGATTCCCGTATTGAATCCGTTGATGAATTTGAATTTCTTGTCAATGGGCATGATGTTCATATCACTTTTACGGTTCACACAGAATTTGGCGATATTGACGCAGAAAGCGAGGTTGAAATCTGATGTTTGAAGATTTTACCTTTGATAACATCATGGAACGCCTGTTGAATAATGTTCGGGATGATGTGGATAAACGGGAAGGTTCCATTATTTATGATGCCCTTGCCCCGGCTGCGCTTGAACTTGAATTGGCTTATATAAGTTTTGATTGGATGTGGGCGCAAATGTTCGCAGATACAGCGGAACGGGATTCCCTGATTTTGCGGGCGCGTGAAAGGGGCTTGGTTCCTGAAGATGCAACCTTTGCGGTTTTGAAGGGAGTATTTACCCCCGCAACCGTGAACGTAACCGGGCAGCGCTTTAGCCTTGGGGAACTAAACTTTGCCGTTGGTGATCCCGTTGAAGGGGAAGCGGGTGCATATCAGATGATATGTGAAACCGCTGGTGCGGATGGAAACAAAACCCTTGGGGCTATGATTCCGATTGGTTATATTGATGGCCTTGAAACCGCAACCGCAACAATGGTTTTGATTCCCGGCGAAGATGAAGAAGATACAGAGGATTTCCGCGCAAGATACTTTGATTCATTCGGTGATAAGGGGTATGGTGGAAATGTTCAGGATTACATTGATAAGGTTTCTTCCCTTGATGGCGTTGGCGGTGTGCGCGTTACCCCTGTTTGGGCGGGTGGTAGAACCGTTAAATGCACTATTCTTGATGCGGAATACAACCGGGCAACATCCACCCTAATCAATGCCGTTCAACAGGTAATAGACCCAACGCAGGACGGAAGCGGCGTTGGAATCGCCCCCATAGATCATGTTGTTACCATTGATACCCCAAACGGCGTAACCGTGAACGTCAATGTTCAAATTGAATTTGATACCGGGTATTCTTGGAGCAATATGCAAACCATCATTTCCAACACGATTTCCAATTATCTGTTGGAGTTGCGGCAAGCGTGGAAAACCTATAAAACCAACACTTCAACCATTGTGCGCCTTTCTCAAATTGAAACGCGCCTGTTGACCCTTACGGGGGTGTTGGATGTGGGGGAAACAAAGATCAACGGCAGCGCTGCAAACCTTACCATTACCGGGAATGATGTTCCTGTTATGGGGGTGGTTACTCATGCGAACAGTTGATTTGTGGTATTATCTTCCCCCATTTCTGAAAGATTTTCTTGAAATGAAAGAAATTCTGAAGGCTGAACAAAGTGAATTTCAGACCTTTGCAAACAACCTTGATGATCTTTCCAAGGATAGCTTCATCACGGAAGCAACTGTTAAAGGGATTTCAAGGTTTGAACAAATGCTGAAAATCTATCCAAGCGCCGGGGCAAGCCTTGAAACCCGGCGTTCAAAGGTTCTTACAGAATGGTGGGATGTTACCCCCTATACGCTGCGAACCTTGAAGAACAGAATCACGGCGCTTCAGGGAAACAACAATGTTCAGATTAGCTTTGCTGAAGATGATCCCTATAAAATCCAAATCGTTACCCATCTGGAAAACCCCGGACAGGTTGACGATTTGGATTATATTTTGCAAACCATGCTTCCCGCTAATTTGGTGATTGATTGCTTCAACGCCATTGAAATTAGTTCAACCATTTCCCCGGTTTATGGATTTGGTGGAAGCATGACGGGAACCCTGTTCCTGACCAATGACCTTGACACCAATATGAATTTGGATGTTCCCCATGAAGCGGGTATTGGGGCGGGATTCACTAACACCTTGATCCTTACCAATGACCTGAATGAAACCGTTGAACTTGGGATAACTGCCCATCCTGCCATTGGCAGCGGTTACACCAATTTCATAGAAATCTAATCAAGAAAGGATGAATGGATGTATGGAATTTTCTTCTTTCGTTATCACGAACAAAGGCCAAGCGCTAATGGCAAAGCTGCTTCAGGGGCGTGGAATGGCTGACTTCACGGCAATCAAGCTGTCAAGTCATACTTACACGGAAGCACAGCTTCAGGAACTTGTTACCCTTGCTGATGTGAAACAGAGTGCCCCCATTTCCAAGAAAACTGTTGTGAACAGCACTTCTATTCAGATTGAAGGTGCGATTGACAACATGACGCTTACAACGGGATATAACATTCAGACTATTGGTGTTTATGCCGTTGATCCTGATGATGGGGAAATCCTTTATGCGGCGGCAAGGGCAACCACGGCGGGTTATATGCCCCCTTACAATGGTATCAGCGTTTCGGGCGGCGTATTCAAGTTTACCCTGACCGTTGGGAGCGCTTCACAGGTTACACTTGTGGTTGATCCTGCTGGATATGCTTCCATTGTTGCTGTTACTGATCTTCAGGAACAGATTTCCGATGTGAAGGGCTTTGTTGGCTATACGGATGATGATATTTTCGGCGTTGAAGTTGACTTTGCCAACCGAACCTTTACCCGCCTTGCGGGTGCTGTTGGAAAGACCCCCGGTGCTTCCTTTGATGGAATCGGCGCGTTTGGTGGGCGTTACCGCTGCAACCTGACTGATGCGGGTGTTGAAATTGCCAAGTATGGGGATGCGGGTTATTCCGAAACGGGCGCTTTGACTTCCGCAATCACCATTGGCGAGGATGAAAGCGCGGTTACTTACCCGGTTGGAACCAAGGTTCAGGTTATGGTTAAACAGCCCCGGTTCTTCTATAAGGTGGTTCCGCTGAAGCTGGATAAGATTGAAGGCGGTGCGGGGTATCATATGCGCAAGGCGCGTTATTATGTTTCCATGACCCCCAAGGCGGGATTCAAGATTCATCCCCTGTTCAATCATAACGGTGTTCTGAAGGATTATGTTTATCTTGCGGCGTTTGAAGGTTCCCTTTATGATACTTCCGCAAGTTCTTACATCCTGAATGATGCACAGGTGGCGGATTTCAATGCCGATTTGCTGTGTTCCATTGCCAATGCCAAGCCTATTTCCGGGCTTACGCAGAATCTTACCCGGCGCAATACCGGGAAGCTGGCGGAAAATCGCGGTTCGGGTTGGCTTCAGAGTTTTGCGGCTTCCGCTGCTGCAACTGAAATGCTGTTCCTGATCGAATACGCTTCTTTCAATATGCAAAGCAAATTGGGGGACGGTGCAACCCACAAAACCGATGATGGCGCAACCAATATGGCTGAACCCACGGGCGCAACTTCCAATCTTGGGAATGTTTCGGGCAACGCTGCGAATGATAATGATATTCAGTTTATCAGTTATCGCGGTGAAGAAAATTTCTATGGCAACATTTGGAAATGGGTTGATGGTATCAACGTTTATTCCAACGGCGATAACACCAATAACAGCGTTTATGTTGCGGATCATGCCTTTATCGAATCCAAGAATAATGAGCATTACAAGGATGTTGGCTTTGTGCTTCCCGCTGCTAACGGCTATGTCAATGCCTTTGGATATTCTGAAGAATTTGATTGGCTGTTCCTGCCTTCCGAGGTAAACAACGGCGCTTCCACGGCGGTTCCTGTCGGTGATTATTACTATCAGTCTACCGCTTCCGCTGGTTGGCGGGTTGCGTCGTTGGGCGCGCGTTGGGATTATGGCCTTAG